GATAAGTGACCCGACCATGCGGCCTACGTACGCTAACTACCCAAATGAGACCATCGCATTCCTAGCAGGGATGGTGGCACAGACAAACCACGCAGTGGTGGAAGAACTCGCGGACCTCAAGCTGTATGTAGTGAACAACCTCATCAAGATGGCGGAAATCGCAAAGAGTGATAAGGATAAAATCGCGGCCCTCAAGGCTATCGGTGAGATAGATGGGGTAGATGCATTCAAGAAACGTAGCGAGGTTACTGTCAAACAACAAAGTATCGAGGAAGTCGAGGCTGAACTATATAAAACCCTGCAGGCCATCCGAGGTAAAGTTATCGAGGGTGAGATAGTTAAAGATGAGTAATAAAAGGGTGAGTAGTGGACTTAAATAAGATAGCCGAGCTAAAAGCAAAGGACTTAGTTAAGCTAACTCCTGACGAGCTCATTGAGATTGAGGCGGCTATTCCCTACATGCCAGACAAACTAAAGCGGAGTACGCTAGAACTACTTAAGACATATGAGGAACAGATAACTTCCGTAGCAGCTAAGTCTACATTTTTAGACTTTGTGCGGCATGTGTACCCAGACTATAAGGTAGGACCACACCATGAGAAACTGGCTAAGATTTTTGAAGATATTGCTTCAGGTAAGAAAAAACGAGTCATCGTTAATATCGCTCCGCGTCATGGTAAGTCGGAACTTATATCCTATCTCGCTCCTGCCTGGTTCTTGGGTAAGTTTCCTCAGAAAAAGGTCATCATGGCTTCCCATACAGCGGATTTGGCTGTTAACTTTGGACGTCGTGTACGTAACCTGGTGGGTTCCGAGGCATATAAAGATATATTTCCGCAGGTAGAACTGCAAGCTGACTCTAAGTCTGCATCACGATGGGGGACTAACTTTAATGGAGAGTACTTTGCGATTGGTGTTGGTGGTGCACTTGCTGGGCGTGGTGCTGATTTGTTTATCATTGACGACCCTCACTCTGAACAAGAGGCAAAGCTTGGTCGACCTGATGTCTTTCTTCCTGCTTGGGAGTGGTTCCAGTCTGGTCCTATTCAGCGTCTTATGCCTGGTGGGGCTATTATTGTAGTGATGACTCGGTGGTCTAAGCTAGACCTAACAGGGCAGATTATCAACCAGATGGAAAAGAATGACGATGTGGATAGATGGGAGATAATTGAGTTCCCAGCCATTATTGAGGTTGAGAAAGAAGTAGAAGAAGAGGACGAGGAAGGCAAGTTAGTTAAACTAACTAAAACAGTGGAAGCTCCACTGTGGCCTGAGTTCTGGAGTATCGAGGAGTTGCAGTCTAAACGGGCTGCATTAGATATTAGGTATTGGAACGCTCAGTACCTGCAAAACCCTACGAGTGAAGAAGGTGCCCTGATAAAACGCGAGTGGTGGAATGTGTGGGAACAGGACGAACCCCCTGAATGTGATTTTAAGATTATGGCACTTGATGCTGCGCAGGAATCAAACAATCGTGCAGACTTTAATGCCTTGACTACATGGGGAGTTTTTTTCAATGAAGAAACTAATAACTATAATATAATACTCCTTAACAGCATAAAACGCCGCTTAGAGTTCCCTGAGCTAAAAGAACTTGTACTTCAAGAGTATAAGGACTGGGAACCTGATGCGTTTATTGTTGAGAAAAAATCTAACGGAGCCGCACTTTACCAAGAGATGCGTAGAATGGGTATTCCCGTTGGAGAGTTCACCCCCGGTAAAGGCCAGGACAAGATTTCTCGTGTTAATGCAGTTTCAGACTTATTTAGAAGTGGAATTGTATGGGCACCAGACCATCGCTGGGCAAGAGAAGTTATAGAAGAATGTAACGATTTTCCAAGCGGGGCTAACGATGACTTGGTCGACTCGACCACGCTCGCACTTATGAGGTTCAGACAAGGTGGGTTTATTAAACTGCCCTCTGATGAGGATGATGATGGCCCCGTCGGACGGTATTATCGACCAGGCAAAAAAGCACTATACGCTATTTAAGGATAAATTATGGCAACAAATATGGACAAAGGGTTATATCAAGCCCCAGAGGGATTGGAAGCATTAGCTTCACAGGAACCTGAAATTGAGATAGAAATCGAAGACCCAGAAAGCGTCACTATCGGCATGGATGGCTTAGAGATTGAGATTGAGCCAGGTGTTGAGTACAGTGATGACTTTGATTCAAACATTGCAGACGAAATCGGCGATTCGATGCTGGCTACGATTGCTGGTGAGCTTATTGGCTTGTTTGATGACGACATCAACTCTCGTAAAGATTGGGTAGATACATATGTAGAAGGTATTGAGCTACTAGGTCTGAAGGTTGAAGACCGCACGGAGCCATGGCCTGGAGCATGTAGTGTTTATCACCCACTGCTAACAGAAGCCATCGTCAAGTTCCAAGCTGAGACTATGGTAGAGACGTTCCCTGCAAGTGGCCCTGTTAAGACCCGCATCATTGGTAAGCAAACACCAGAAAAAGAAGAAGCAGCTGTTCGTGTTAAAGAAGACATGAACTATCAACTTACAGAAAAGATGCCTGAGTACCGTCCTGAGCATGAGCGCATGCTGTGGGGCCTTGGTCTGTCAGGTAACGCATTCAAGAAAGTATATTACGACCCATCCTTAAAACGTCAGAAAGCTGTCTATGTCCCTGCTGAGGATGTAGTCATGCCTTACGGCGCTGAGAGCTTAGAGACTTCTCCACGTGTTACTCATGTAATGCGTAAAACTGAGAATGAAATCAAGAGGTTACAAATTGCAGGCTTCTATCGTGACGTAGAACTAGGAGAACCATCACATGTTCTTGATGAGATTGAGAAGAAAATTGCAGAAAAGCTTGGCTTCAATGCAACCATGGATGACAGGTTTAAAGTATTGGAGATGCACATTGACCTCGACTTGTCGGAGTATGGCTATGAAGATGGCTACGCAGACGACAGTGGTCTTGCGCTTCCTTATGTAATTACTATCGAAAAAGGTACTAGCAACATCCTTGCTATTCGCCGCAACTGGACCCCAGATGACGAGACTAAACAGAAACGTCAGCACTTCATTCACTACGAGTATGTCCCTGGCTTTGGCGTATACGCTTTAGGTTTAGTCCACTTAATCGGTGCAGCTGCCAAGTCTGGTACTATGTTACTCCGTCAGTTGGTTGACGCTGGTACTCTGTCTAATCTTCCTGGCGGTATGAAAGCCCGTGGCTTACGTATTAAAGGTGATGATACACCGATTGCTCCAGGTGAGTTCCGTGATGTAGATGTGCCAAGCGGTACTATCCGTGACAACATCTTACCATTACCATATAAAGAGCCAAGCAGTGTCTTAATGACCTTGATGGATAAAATCATTGAGGAAGCACGCGGCTTTGCTAACTCCTCTGACTTGCAAGTATCTGATATGTCAGCGCAAGCTCCTGTAGGTACAACCCTAGCTATTCTGGAACAAACTGTCAAAGTGATGTCGGCTGTGCAAGCTCGCATCCACTATGCTATGAAACAAGAGTTCAAGCTCTTGGCAGGTATTATCCGTGACTACACACCAGAAGAATATAGCTATGAGCCAGAAGAAGGCGACAGACAAGCTAAGCAATCTGACTATGATATGGTGGAAGTTATCCCTGTATCTGACCCAAATGCTGCAACAATGGCACAAAAAGTTGTTCAGTATCAAGCAGTTATGCAGATGGCAAGTCAATACCCACAAATCTATGACATGGTCGAATTAAACAGACAGATGTTAGAGGTGTTAGGTATTAAGAATATCGGCAAGCTAATTCCTGCTGCAGAAGACGAGAAACCAAAAGACCCAGTCAGTGAAAACATGGCTATTATTAATGGTAAACCTGTTAAAGCGTTTATCTACCAAGACCATCAAGCTCACATCCAGGTACACATGGCTGCTATGCAAGACCCTAAGATTATGCAACTTGTTGGTCAGAATCCGCAGGCTCAAGCTATTCAAGCAGCAGCTATGGCACATATTAACGAGCATATCGCATTCGAGTATCGCAAACAGATTGAAGATACACTTGGATTAGCATTACCAGCTCCTGACGAGAACTTATCTCCTGAAGATGAACTTCAAATGTCTCGCGCTGTGGCGGATGCTGCACAACAGTTGCTACAAAAGAACCAAGCAGAAGCTGCGGCTCAACAAGCCGAACAGCTACAACAAGACCCAATCATTCAGATGCAACAAGCTGAACTGCAACTTAAAGCTCAAGAAGTACAAATTAAAGCACAGAAAACTCAAGCTGATATTGAAGCAGAAAGTAGACGATTGGCTATTGAAGAAGCACGTATTGCCTCACAAGAGCGTATCGCTGGCGCACAGATTGGCGCTAAAGCAGAGTCTGATAAAACTAAGATGGATGCACAACAGTATCTTGAAGGCGCTAAATTAGGTATGAAAGCAGTAGCAGATGAGCGCAACCGTGAAACACAATTAGATATTGCAGATATTAATGCAGATGCTCAGAAACAAAAAATGAAACAAAATCAAGGAACTAACTCTACTGAGGAGTAATAAATGGATGACACGCTACAGTATCTTCTATCAAAACTAGAAGAGGAGCGCAATATAAAAGGGGAGGGTATCGTAAGCGGTGCCCTTCAATCTCATGAAGAATATAAATATGCTACTGGGGTGATACGGGGTCTCCTCATGGCAGAAGAAATCATTAATGACCTCGCAAAACGACTGGAGAACTCTGATGAGTGATATCGCATTACCTAGCACAGGTTTGGTAGATGCCTTTGGCAACCCTATCCATATCCCAAGTCTAGATGAAGTACAGCCGGAGGATATTCCGATTGAGCAAAGGGGCACACAACTCCCTGAGCCAAAAGGATACCGTATTCTTTGTGCAGTACCTCAAGCTGAAGAAGCGTTTGATAGTGGGATTCTAAAAGATTCCACAACTAAGCGTGTAGAAGAAAACTCAACCGTTGTGTTGTTTGTTCTTAAGATGGGTGATTTAGCCTATAAGGACGAGGTACGTTTCCCAACTGGACCATGGTGCCAAGAAGGAGACTTTATTATTGCCCGTGCTTATTCAGGTACCCGCATTCTGATTCACGGACGTGAATTTCGCATTATTAACGATGATACCGTCGAGGCCGTTGTACAAGACCCACGTGGTATTAAACGCGCATAGGAGTAGATTATGGCAGAGAAAGAATTTGAAGGCGAAGAGTTTGTATTTCCTGATGAACAGGAAGTAACTCCCGTAGGTAAAACTACACCAGCCGAAACAGAAGTAAGGGTTGAAGCAGATGCTGATACCGGGGAAATCGAAATCGAAATTGAAGACGATACCCCTCCAGAAGATAGAGGTCGTGAGCCTTTACCAGAAGAAATGGTAAAAGAGCTTGAAAAAGACGAAGGTGATGACTACTCCCATCGTGTTAAAGAAAGAATGTCCCAGCTTAAGAAAGTTTGGCATGATGAACGTCGTGCTAAAGAAGCTGCTGCACGCGAGCGCGAAGAGGCTATTCGATATGCGCAAGCACTCATGGAAGAAAATAAACGTCTCAAGACTACGTTGTCTAGTGGAGAGAAAACTTATGTAGAAGTAGCTAAACAAGCCGCTGAACATGAGCTTAATCTAGCTAAACGTGCGTACCGCGAGGCTTATGATACAGGTGATGTAGATAGACAGATTGAAGCTCAACAGCTAATGAATCAAGCGCAGTATAAATTGACTCAGATGCAAAATTATGAGCCTCAATACGAAAAAGCTTTACAAGATGAAGAAAACCCTGTATATATACAACCACAACAACAAAATGCTTACAGACCAGAACCTAAAGCCTTAAATTGGCAGGAAAAAAATCCATGGTTTGGACAGGACGAAGAAATGACCAGTCTTGCATTAGGGTTGCACGAAAAATTGGTCAGAGGCGGAGTAGACCCTACTTCCGACGATTATTACCGTCGTATTGATAGTACGATGCGCAAACGTTTTCCTGAGTATTTCGAGGAACCTTCGCTGGACGAGGAACCAAAACCCGCCCAACGCGCAAAACCTTCTAATGTAGTTGCTCCGGCAACGCGTAGTACCGCGCCTAAAAAAGTACGTCTCACAGCTTCCGCATCATCAATCGTTAAGAAGCTTGGAATTTCCCCTGAGCAATATGCAAAAGAACTAGCTAAATTGGAGAGCAAATAATGGTAAACCAAACAAGACAACCACGTGAATTAGATAATCGCGAAACAGAACAACGAACACAACAGTGGGCACCGGCAGCAACATTACCGGAAATCACCCCACAACCAGGATGGAAACATCGTTGGGTTCGGTCGAGTATGGTGGGGCAGTCAGATGCCACCAATGTCTCCAAGAGAATGCGTGAGGGATGGGAACCTGTCAAGTTGACGGAATACCCTGAACTACAATACTTTGTAGATAAGAACAGTCGTCTTCCAGATTCAATCGAAGTCGGCGGTTTGATTCTAATGAAGGCCCCTGAAGGCTTAGTAGAACAACGTAATGCCTATTACAATAGACAAGCGGATGCTCAAGCCCAAGCGGTCGACAATAGCTTTATGAAAGAAAATGATTCACGTATGCCACTCTTTAAAGAGAGACGGACAGAAGTGAAGAAATTCGGTAAAGGTTAAATTTTTTAAACTAGGAGTAAATTATGGCTTATCCAACCGTTTCCGCTCCTTACGGTTTCAAACCAATCAACTCTGTTGATGGCAAACCATATGCTGGCGCTACTCGTCAGTATGCTATTGAAGGTTCTGCTAACATCTTCTTTGGTGATTTGGTTAAAATCGTTGCGGGCGAAGTTGCACCATTCGTACCTGGCACAGATGAAAATCCTGCTGGCGTATTCGTGGGCGCACAATACACAAACTCAATGGGTCAAACAGTACAAGGTCAATACTATCCAAGCGGTTCCGCTAATGGTGTTGCTTACGTTGTTGTAGACCCACAAGCTGCATACCAAGTAGCTGTTACTAGCAATGGTACAACTGTAGTATCTACTACAACTATCGCTGCTATTGGCGCTAACATGGAAGTATTTGCAGGTACAGGTAACACAACTACTGGTGATTCCGGTATGTCTATCGACGCAGGCTCTGAAGCTGTAACAAGCACATTGCCAGTTCGTGTAGTGGACGTTGTTCCAGCTACTAAGACATCTACTGGCTATCCAGAGTTGATTGTTAAGATTAACGTAACTCAATTCGACAGCGCTACAGGCGTAGTATAAGGGGAATAAAACATGGCTATTTCACGCGCACAGCTACTGAAAGAGTTGCTCCCAGGCTTGAACGCTTTGTTCGGTCTTGAGTATGCTCGTTATGGTGAAGAACACCGCGAAATCTACGAAACAGAGAATTCTGAGCGTAGTTTTGAAGAAGAAACAAAATTGTCTGGCTTCTCTGCTGCACCTGTTAAGAACGAAGGCTCTGCCATCGCTTACGACAATGCTCAAGAAGCATGGACTGCTCGCTACACTCACGAAACTATTGCTTTGGGCTTCAGCTTGACTGAAGAAGCTGTAGAAGACAACTTGTATGATACATTGTCTGCTCGCTACACCAAGGCTTTGGCTCGTGCTATGGCATACACTAAACAAGTTAAAGCAGCTAACGTTTTAAATAACGGCTTTAACTCAACCGGCGCTTATGACGGTGGCGATGGCGAACCTTTGTTCTCCGCAAATCACCCATTAATCTCTGGTGGTGTAAACAGCAACGTCCCAGCAGTTGCAACTGACTTGAACGAAACAGCATTGGAAAATGCAGTTATTCAAATCTCTCAATGGACTGATGAACGCGGTCTGTTGATTGCAGCTAAACCTCGTAAATTGGTTATCCCACCAGCATTGCAATTCGTTGCAACACGCTTGTTAGAAACTGAATTACGTGTTGGTACTGCTGATAACGACATCAACGCAATCAAGAACAATGGTTCTATTCCAGAAGGTTACACAATTAACCACTGGTTGACTGACCCAGATGCATGGTTCTTGACAACTGATGTGCCTAACGGCATGAAACACTTCGTTCGTATCCCATTGGCAACCTCCATGGACGGCGACTTCGATACAGGTAACGTACGTTACAAGGCTCGTGAGCGTTATTCCTTCGGTTGGTCTGACCCTCTCGGTATGTACGGTTCACAAGGCGCTTAATAAACGCTTAGTAAACAGAGGGGCTCCTAGTGGGCCCCTTTTTATTTTGGAGAATGAAATGAAAAAGTTTTGGATTGTATTATTAATTGCATTAGCGCCTGACGGATATACTGCAGAACCTAGATTACTTCAGTATAACTATAATGATATTGTCACAATTTCCATATCTAATGTTGCTTGTCCGTTAGCCAAGCTAGCTAAGACTCACCCGTATGTCGCTATCGCAGTTAAGTACACAGACAAAGAGCATGTTAAAGTAGCAGATGCCATGAATGCCTGTTGGACTAACAAAGGGGACGATATCGAGATACAATGGGTGGGCGGGGACAAATCGGTGTTCCCAGCTAATTATTTTTTGATAAAAGGGAACGTATGAAACCTTTGTGGGAGTTTTTCTTCATATTATGCGTAACAGTAACGTTCTCAGCATTCATAATTTTATTAGCAGCTGTCGCGGGGCACTTATGAGTTTGATGGATTGGTGCATATTCATATTCTTTTGGATTGCCATCATATGTGGCCTTACATCGTTGCTAATGGCAGGCGAGTATATATTTAGTATTTATTAATGGTTTTCTTGATGTAGTACGGTTTAAAAAAGGCGTATAAAGTAAACCAATGGTTGACCCAACCAGACTTTTCTAAATTTGGAGACTACTATGTGGACAAAACCAGCTGCTACAGAAATGCGTTTCGGTTTCGAAGTAACAATGTACGTAATGAATAAATAAGTGAATAGATAAGTGAATAGATAGGTGAATAGATAATGGACTGGGTTACAGACTGTTATTAAAGTAGTATAATTCACGCAACACACCCCACACGCCTATGCCGCCCTCATTCATCCGAGCAAGCGCCACGCGCAACCTTGTGGGGTTTTTACCCCCCTACCGTCTTCGGATTGTAGGCGCAAGGCTCCTTCGGGGGCCTTTGCTTTTTGTGTATAATGTCTTCTGGGGGTTAAGACGGCACTAGAGGATGTAGCAAGTAACGCTTTTTCCGTCTTTCTGCGTTACATGTAGCAGCTACCAAATCTACCCCTTACCTTTTTGTTCTTCCCAGTGATGTTTTCTATGACAGTTGGAACAGAGCACAATACATTTTTCTTCTATTTCTTTCATAGCTCTATCGTAAGCACCTGATTTTAATAAAGAATTTATCTTACGATTTGAAGGGTGTCGGATGATGTGATGAAAATCTAGAGTGGCGGGATGGTCTTCTCCACATTGCGTGCAACGCAAAGTCGCTTTATATTCTGCAAACTTTTTGCGCAAATTGCGTTTTCTTTGCTGTACTTTTGCGGCTATCGCAATTTTATTCCTCTCATAATGTCTTTTTCTATATTCTTTTGCTTTTTCCGCAAGTTTAACCGGGTCTTTGTACGGCATCAATTCTCCAACTATTAGTTGACAGTATCGTTAGATAATAGTATAAAAGAACTATCTAGGTATTTCAATTTTTACTTGCGTCGACTGGCCTAGCAGACGTTATAGAGACGACGTAGGGATGTGCTATAACACGGAGACATAATATGGCAACAACAACCTTTTCGGGCCCAGTCGTATCACAAAACGGCTTTGTGGGTCCTTTTACAGCTACTCAAATTCAATACACAAGCAACAACGGCAATTATATTACTATGGATGCGCCTAATAGCTTGGCGTCTAACTACACATTTATTCTTCCACCAAACGATGGTTCCGCAGGTCAAGTATTGACTACTGATGGTTCTGGCGTAACTACATGGACAACTAACGGCGCTGGCACAGTAACTTCTGTTTCTGGTTCCGGTACAGTAAACGGCTTGACATTGACAGGCACAGTTACTTCTTCTGGCCCTCTAACATTAGGTGGTAATTTTGCTTTAGTTGCGGATACAGTTGCTAACTTAGAAGCAGTCGGTAACGCAATCAATACTACTGGTAAATACACAGGCAAGATGGTTGTTGTGTTAGCTTCTGGCTTAATCTTTACAGCTACTGGCTCTGCTGCAAGTGATGTATGGCGTGCTTCTGACGGTACTACTGTAGCAACTCCAGTCTAATTAGGAGGCCAATATGGCTATGCAAACTGATGTAAAGGCCGCGCAGGTCACGTCAACTAATACTGCATACGCAGCTCCTACACGAGTTAAGGGAGTTACAATCTCTTATGCATCAGGGGGCACTGTCGTTTTAAAAGACGGCGGTCCTTCTGGTACTACTAGATATTCCTTTACAGCTCCTGCAGTTGCTGGCGTAGCCCATGTAATTGTACCGGGTGAAGGTATTAAATTTGATACTGATGTACACGCTACTTTAGCTAACGCTACGATTGTGGTTTATTATGGCTAAAAAACAGGTAAACCTATCTGTTGGCAAAGGTGAGAAACTACCAGTCTCGAAAGGGGCTGGTCTTACCGCTAAAGGCCGCGCTAAATATAATGCCGCTACTGGGTCTAACTTAAAGGCTCCGGCTCCAAACCCAAAAACTAAATCTGATGCTGCACGTCGCAAATCGTTCTGTGCTCGTATGTCTGGTATGCCAGGCCCTATGAAGGACGAAAAGGGACGCCCAACACGGAAAGCAGCTTCACTAAAAAGATGGAACTGCAAATGATGAAACATGTACATGAAATAAACGAACACACCAAACACTTTTTGGATTGGACTTCAATCGGTGTGGTACTAGGAACGCTTATGAACTTTTTACCAGCAATAGCTGCGCTGGCCTCTTTAGTTTGGTCATGCATTAGAATTTACGAGACTAAAACTGTGCAAGACTGGCTAAAAGCTAGAAAGGCCAAGAAAAATGCCAAGCGTATCTAAGAAACAACATAATCTAATGGCGCTAGTCGCTAACAATCCCAAAGCTGCAAAGCGTCTGGGTATTAAACAATCCGTAGGAGAAGAATTTATGAAAGCTGATAAAGGTAAAAAGTTTGCTAAAGGTGGCTGTGCCACTAAAGCAGAGGCAAAGACTATTGCTAAAAAAGAAGTTGCAGGGCACGAGAAGTCTATGCACAAGATGAAAAAAGGTGGCGTTGTAGAAAAAGGCACAGGCGAAAAGTATTCGTCTAAAGCAGCTATGATGCGCCATGAGAAAAAAGAATCTAAAGCCGAAGAAATGAAAGAACACGGCATGAAAAAAGGCGGTATGTGCGGGGCTAAGAAG